GTTATATCCATGATTATGAGTATTAAAAATGTTATATTGGATAGTAGAAAAGATAGGCAAATTTGCAAGGTCAATTTTTCATTGGTCTTGGAGAGTCCAAATGCATCGAAAAATGAAAAGGAAAAAATAGATGAAATGGATTTTACTATACCAAGTATGCTCATTGGTTAATAATTTTTGCTATCCACCACTTACAGATAGAGAAGCTTTAACTTATTCAGAATGTGTTGCCAAAGGTGCAGAAAAAACAATAGAACTTGTAGCTAAAGCACCTAAAGAATTTGACGAACAGAAATATATAGTTAAATATTGGTGTCTAAGTGAAAATAGTATTAACAAAACCCCAGCATAAAGTATCATCAAGTAAGAAAAGGTTTAGAGTATTAGTATCAGGTCGTAGATTTGGTAAAACCTATTTATGTATTACTGAAATGATGAAGTTTGCTACACAAGTAGGTAAAACAATATGGTATGTAGCACCTACATTTAAAATGGCTAGGGAAATTGTATGGCTTAAATTAAAACAAATGTTATCAGATTTTAATTGGATTGAGTCTATAAACGAAACAAACTTGTCTATAAGAATAAAAAAAACAGGAAGTATTATATCACTAAAAGGTTGTGAGAACTACGATTCATTGCGTGGAGTAGGATTAGATTTTTTAATACTTGATGAGTTTGCTGACATAGATGAAAAAGCTTGGACAGAAGTTTTAAGGGCTTCAGTCGCAGATACACAAGGCGATGTTTTAATGTGTGGTTCGCCTAAAGGCTTTGGTAATTGGTCTTACAGAATGTATGAAAAAGGTAAGAGAGATAAAGAGTGGGATAGTTTTCAATTTACTACATTAGAGGGTGGTATAGTGCCACCAGAAGAAATAGAACAAGCCAAACAAGACATAGACATTAGAACATTTAGACAAGAGTTTGAGGGTACATTTGAAAATTATGCTGGTGCTGTCTATTACAATTTTCATGCTGTTGATAATGTTAAAGAAAAAAATATAGATTGGCAAAAACCATTACACATTGGACTTGATTTCAATGTCGATCCTATGAGTGCCTGTGTTGCACAAATTGATAGAGATAAAATACATTTTGTAGATGAGATAGTTATTTACTCAAGTAATACTGACGAAATGGTACAAGAAATTAGAGATAGATATGGAACTAAAACTAGAATTTTTGTTTATCCTGACCCAGCTTGCCGACAAAGAAAAACATCTGCTGGTGGTAGAACTGATTTAACAATTTTACAAAATGCTGGGTTTAGTGTCAAATGCAAATTAAAACATAGTCCGATAAGAGATAGAGTTAATGCAGTTAATTCTAGATTAAAGTCAGCAGATGGTAAGAGGTATATTTTTATATCGCCATCTTGCAAAATTATGATAAAAGGTTTACAAAGACAGATATACAAAGAAAATACAAATATTCCTGATAAGGAAGAAGGCTATGATCATATGAATGACGCAATTGGATATTTAACTGAAATTGTAAAACCTTTAACAACAACACCTCGTGATTTTAGACCTCAAAGATGGAACATAAAGCAGAGATAATATGGCATATTCTAGAGACGAAGCATTAGAACTACATAAAGATTATCAAGAAACAGTTAACAATTGGCAATACTACGTACGTAGCTACAATGGTGGATATGATTACACACTTGGTCAATATCTTAACAGATATAATTTAGAACTTGATAATGAATTTAATCAAAGACTAGCCAACACTCCTTGTGATAACCATTGTAAAAATATTATACAAATTTATTCATCATTTTTATTTAGAGTAAAAGCAAGTAGAGACTTCGGTAATATGCAAGATGAAGCTAGTTTAGAATCATTCTTAAAAGATGCTGATCTTGAGGGTAATAGTTTTACAACTGTTATGAAACAAGCACAGAACTACGCATCAATTTATGGACATTGTTTTTTAATATTAGACAAACCACCAGTACAAACAAACACAAAAGCAGAAGAACTTGATCAAGATATTAGACCTTATGTATCAATGGTTACACCAGAAAATGTACTAGATTGGAATTTTGAAAGACAAATAAATGGAAAGTACGAACTTAACTACTTAAAAATAAGAGAAGAAGTAGATAAATCTGGTGGCTCATACATGAGACTATGGTTTCCTGATAGGGTAGATACTATTTATGTAGAGGACATAGGAACAGAGCCAACATTAATAGATACTGCCACAAATCTGATTGGCAAAATACCAGCAGTTATTTTATACAATGCAAAGTCACACAAACGAGGCATTGGTCAATCAGACCTCGTGGATATAGCGGACTTGCAAAAAGCAATATACAATGAATATTCAGAAATCGAACAATTAATAAGACTAACTAACCACCCATCATTAGTAAAAACAAATGGTGTTAATGCGAGTGCTGGTGCTGGAGCAGTTATTGAAATGCCTGACGAAATGGAGCCAAATTTAAAACCATATTTGTTGCAACCATCAGGACAAAATTTAACTGCAATAATGGAGTCAATTACAAAAAAAGTAGAATCAATAAATAGAATTGCACACACAGGAGCAGTAAGAACTACGAAACAACAAGTATCATCAGGTATTGCACTACAAACAGAATTTGAATTACTAAATGCTAGACTATCAGAAAAAGCAGATAACTTACAATTAGCAGAAGAACAAATATTTAAACTTTATGCAGAATTTCAAAACACAACATTTGATGGCGAAATAAACTATCCTGACTCATTTAACATTAGAGATTATGCAAGTGATCTTGTTTATTTCCAACAAGCAAAAGCTATGAATATAGGATCATCTACATTTAGTAAAGAAGTTGATAAAGAAATTGCTAGAACAGTTGTTGATGATGATGAAAAACTATCACAAATATTTGATGAAATAGATTCAAATGCAGAAACAGGACAATTTACCCAAGACGAGCCTGCACAAGAAGATGAAGAAGTTGAAGAAGAAGAAGTTTAATGAATGGCAGACAAAGTACAAGATTTTGCAGAGTACAGAATTAGGCAAATAGAAATTGCTGAAGCAAAATACTACGAATCACTTATAGCAACACTTGATAAAATAGAAAAAGAAGTTGTGAGTCTTGCTGGTAGAACTTTACCCACAGATGATTTAGAAAGATTATATGATCTTAAAATTGCAGTATCTATGCAACCAAAGATCAGAGCAATACTTGAAAAGGAATATTTAGCTTGGTCAGATACAGTTGTTAGAGAGGGTTTTACAAAACAAGCTAAAAGAATTGAAAGAGCATTTAAAGGTATTGGCAATATACCAAGAGAGTTTCAGCAACTTACTAATGCAGATTTAACATTAATTACAAATTTAAAAAGACAATCATTTACACAATTTAAAGATGTTTCAAATACTTTTACGAGAAGATTAACTGAAAAAATTTATCAATCTACTCTTACAAGTGTAGAATTTACAGAACTCGAAAAAGAACTAAGACAAACTATCAATGGTATTTATGCTAGTGCAGATGATAAAGAAGTAAACAAATTAGTTAACAAAATTAAAAAAGATGAGGTTAGAGTACGTAGATTAGACAAAAGAACTGCACAAGGTAAAGTTGTAAGAGCAAGGTTAGACAAAAACATACAAACACTACAATCTAAATTTGCTAGAGATAGGGCTGGAGAAAACATGAAAAGGTATGCTGGTCAAATACTTAATGATTCATTAAGAGAATTTGATGCACAACTAAATCTTGCAAAGTCTAAAGATGCTGGTCTTACTTTTGTTAAATATCAAGGCTCAAACATACCTACCACTAGAGAGTTTTGTAGGCTTGTCAGAACAGGAAAACTTGATATAAGAAGAAATGGACTTTTCACAATTGATGAAGTCAAAAAACTATGGCAACGTTCTTGGAAAGGCAAGAAAGCTGGTAATCCTTTGATAGTTCGTGGTGGTTATAATTGTCGTCATCAATGGTCATTTGTTAATCCAGATTGGTATGATACAAATGGCAAACTTAAAATATAAGGAGATAAAATGTCAGAAGAAAAAAAGGTAGTAGAACAACCTACTGAAACAAAGCAAGAAGAAACACCTGTTGTAGAAAAAGCACCAGAGCAAACATTTACACAGGCTCAACTTGATAACATAATTAAATCAAGATTAGAGGCAGAAAAAACAAAACATCAAAGACAATTAGACGAACAAAAGAAAAAAGATGATGAATTGTTAAAAGAAAAGCAATTACAAGATGCTAAAACAAAAGCTGAAATAGAAAAGCTAATGAAAGAAAGAATAGCAGAAAAAGATCAAGAGTTGCTGAATATGAAAAATATGATTAAAAAAGAAAAAATTGACAATTCTGTTATGTCAGTTGCCTCTAAAATGAATGCAGTAAATCCTCAACAAATTGTAGAGTTGATGAAAAGCAATATTAAATTGTCAGATGATAATCGTATTGAAATACTTGATAAACATAATAATATTAGGTATAACGACAAAGGGGAACTACTTACGATTGAAGAATCAGTAAAAGAGTTTTTAGATGCTAACCCACATTTCTCGAAAGGGTCATTGTCTGGAGTAGGGAGCCAGAGTAGTATCGAAGGTAAAACTGTAAAACCATTTAATATTCAGGACTTAGACATGAGCAAGGCAGAAGATCGTCAGAAGTATGCAGAGTATCGCAGAAAAAGAGATTCAAGTCCTGTTCAAATAAACTTAACAAATAACAAATAATAGGTAAATAAAATGGCAAATGAAACAACATCGTCAACGCTCTCGGAATTATACACTGAGATTGTTGCAGAGGCATTGTTTGTAGCAAGTGAAGTTTCTACAATGAGACCACTTGTAAAAAACTATGCTATCGCTGGTGGTGGAAAGTCAGTTGAAGTTCCGATCTACGCGGCAGTAAGTGCGAACGCGGTATCAGAAGCATCTGATTTATCTAACACAGCAATCAATCCAACATCAGTATCAATTACTGCGTCAGAAAATGGAATTATGACGACATTAACGGACATGGCTAGGAATTCAGCTCCTAGAAATGTTGCGGCAGATATTGGTAAATTATTTGGAGAAGCGATTGCAAAAAAAATAGACACAGACTTAACTGCATTGTTTGATGGATTCTCAACATCTATCGGTGGTGCTGGTCAAGAAGTAACTGTTGATAAGCTTTTCCAAGCATCAGCAACTTTAAGACAAGCGGCAGTTCCAGCAGGTTACTCTTGTGTTTTAAATCCAAAAGTAGCATACAATGTTAAAAAAGCATTAACTAATACTTTCGTAAATCCAAATCCTAATGACCTTACAAACGAGGCATTAAGAACAGGATACATCGGAACTATTGGTGGTGCTAGAATCTTTGAAACATCAAATGTAGATGGCACAACTGATACAGATAGCTGTAAAGGTGGTATGTTCCATCAAGATGCATTAGCTTTAGCTATGATGCAAGACCTTAAAATTGAAACTCAAAGAGATGCTAGTTTAAGAGCAGACGAGATCGTAGCAACTGCAGTATATGGAGTTGGCGAACTACATGACTCTTACGGTGTAGAAATATTAGGCGAGTCAGTAATCAACTAATAACTACTTTTCTATGGCGAGGAAACTCGCCATAGGATAT